CTGAGCCAAAGAGATTTCGTGATATGTAACCAAGTGTTGAACTACAAGTCAGACGTAATAACCAGCGACGTCTATCGCAAGGTATTCACAGACAACCAGCTACCAAATGTCTACACGGCATTCATGTATTTCAAGAAGACCACAGAGACACATGAGATATTTGACTTAGCTAAGTTCGTTTTCAGGAACTGGGAAACCATGTTCCTGGAGACCATGAAACCAGAAAATCGGCCTAACTATGTCAGCACTGACGTGGTTTTTGCTCTGGTGCTCAAGCTGTTGGACCTGGACCAACACTGCTATACAGCACGAGCAATACCTACCTTCACGCACATGAAGAGCCAACTGCAGGGATGGGGCACAGGTATCACAGAAGACTGGACCAAGCACATGCCAGTGTTTTTCAATCCTAGATTGGAATGCAAGATAGGAAATCATCTGCAGTTCCATCCACTGCACTACCATATCAAGGGATTCGTAACCGACGAGATATTGGAATATTATGAGCGAGCAGCAGGAAGATAAACAGGCCTGGGTTTGGTATGACAGGGTTACCCTGCAGCTGAAGCATGTGAGCTTCAATCTGAATGGTCACCAAGGCAATGATCTGGAAAAGATGCCGATGCACTATGACAGCGCATTGGACATCGCCAACGGCAAGAGCAGGCTTTTTGAATACGAGCTGGTTGATGCGCAGGGAGAGCTAACTGTGCGTTACAAGAGGCACAAGATTCCTTTCAAGAAGTTCTGGCAACTGGTTGATCTCAATATAGAGAACAAGTTTGATGGATATTTCAACGACGCTGAATCTGCTCGCAGTCCAGTGCAGATATCAGATCTTTCTCCTGCTGGCTTTACCGTTGGTGTGCGTGATATGGTACGCAACATAGTGTTCTATATCACCATGAAGAACGATCCAAACTATCTCATCAAAAAGATCGATCTCTATCCACTTGCCGAGGATGCTGCTAGCACCACTGGTATCTTCGTGCCAGTTGATCTTGATGAGCCGTATAGCATATATGTGAAGTATGACGAAGTGAGGTACGATGCTACATGAGATGAACGAATTCGACTTTGTGTTCCTAAGCTATGATGAACCCAATGCCGAGATTCTCTATGCTGAGTTGGTGAACAAGGTACCGTGGGCCAAGCGAGTTCATGGTGTGCGCGGTTTTGACTCAGCACACAGGGCCTGTGCTGACATAGCTGATACTGATTTCTTCGTGACTGTGGACGGCGATAATCGCGTGCATGACAGCTTCCTCAACACCAAGATAGAGATAAACAATGGGCAAGAAGACCATGCATGGACATGGGCAGGTCGCAATCACGTTAATGGTTTGGTCTATGGCAATGGTGGACTGAAGCTGTGGAGCAAACAGTTTGTGCGCAGCATGAACAGCCACGAGAACAGCAACAGTGATGCTGGCAAGGTTGACTTCTGTTGGAACATGAGATACCACGAAGTGTTTGGCACACACAGCACCAGCATGATCAATGCCAGCCCCTATCAGGCCTGGCGAGCTGGTTATCGCGAAGGCGTGAAGATGAGCCTAGAGACTGGACGCAAGGTTCCATATCAGGATTTTAGCAGGAAGATCTGGATCTATAATCTCCACAAGCTGCTGATCTGGTGCAGTGTTGGAGCTGACGTGGAGAACGGCATATGGAGCATGCTGGGTGCTAGGCAGGGCGCACACGACTGCAATCTCACAGATGACGATCACACCAAGATCAGTGACTATGGTTGGTTTGAAGAGAAATGGCACAGCACCAAGGACTGTGATCCGCAAGCACAGTGCCTCATGCTAGGGCAGCTGCTGAGGCAGAAACTTGGCATAGAGATAGCTGACTTAGATGCTGATCAAAGCAGATTCCACAAGCGCATATACATAAATCCACCCAGGCCCATGGTCAGCTATGAGCAGATCAAACATCTATCGGCAGTCTGATGTTTGACATCTTTTTCGTGAGCCGACATCCCAGCGATCGTTCACTTCACTCTGAGTTCTGCAGGCGTTTTCCGGCTGCTATGCTGCTGCGAGGTCAGGACAACGTCTGTGATGTGATCAACTCTGCGAGGACTCGCAGCCTAACCAGCATGTATTGGTTGGTAACTGATGATGCGATTCTGCCAGATGAAATGGATCTAACTTGGAAACCAGAAACCTGGGACAGCCACTATCCGCACCATTGGCCAACAGCAGACCAACTTGACGAGTCTGGTAAAGAATTCTCTGGGGCCTATCTCATGCCAAGGTCTTATAGACCAACCGCTGAAGAGCTATCATCTGGCATACTGCGCGAAGTCAAACATATGACAGGTCATCTGACAGTCAGACCCTATGACATTGTCTTAGCCAGCCGGCATAGCAAGAACTATCAGGCATTTGAGGATTTTGCTCTGCGATATCCCAAAGCCAACTATCTGCCAGACCAGACCAGCATTGAATCAGCAGTGGCTGAAAGCAAGGAGATCTGCCGTACACGCATGTATTGGTTGATCACCGATGATGTGTTCCTACCTGATGAGCTTGATCTCAGCTGGAGACCTCCGGTCTGGGATCGGATCTATACACATGTTTGGCCAACGCAGCCTACTTCGGATCCGCAATCATGCGGGTCGTCTGGTGTTTACCTCATTCCATGCAGCGTTGAACGAGATTTCCTCGATCAGTGCAAGCATGTACCAGCTCCGAGCTGTTCAGTGATACCCTATGATCGCATCATGAGCCTCAGCACCACATCTGATCCCTGTGACAAGGTAGTGCATAACAACGATCTTTTTGATGCATGCGTACAAGCCAAGGAGCTAGCTGTCACGGAGATGCATTGGCTGGCGCTGGGAGACATAAACATATTGCCAGATTTTGATCTCAGCTGGAGACCAGCAGAATGGGACCGTGACTATGTTCACATATGGCCAACCATAGGTCTGGACGGTCAGATAACCTATGAACAGGAAGGTATCTATCTCATACCAGGTGATCACACGCCTCGAGCTTCTAGGTCTGGAAGCTATCTAGGTCGCAGCAAGACCATGGATCAGCCTGCTGCTATACAGCTGCCATTTGACATATTCTTCATCAGCTACGACGAAAGCTATGCTGAAGAAAACTGGCAGGATCTGGTTGAGCGATATCCTAGGGCCAAGAGGGTCCATGGAATCAAGGGTATACACAACGCACATCGATGCTGCGCCGGTCAGTCGCGTACCAGCATGTTCTATACCGTTGATGCAGACACGGTGTGCAGTTCCGGCTGGGATTTCAGCTATCGTCCTCCAAGGCACGACAGGGATTATCTACATGTTTGGTACAGTGAGAATCCCGTGAATGGTCTCTGCTATGGCTGGGGCAGCATCAAGCTGTGGCCCAAGATGGCAGTGCTGGAGTTTGATCAAAACTGGTTGGATTTCACTACTACAGTGGGCAACATCAAGGTAATACCAGAGACCGTAGCCGAGACCAGATATAACAGGGATCAGCTCACTACTTGGCGCAGCGCCTTCCGTGAGAGCGTGAAGCTATGCCAGAACGTGGCCATGGGTGAAACTGGAGAAAGCCTGGATAGGCTGCTGGTATGGCTGAACGCTGACAGTGCCGCAGACTGGTCTGATGACAGCAGGCAGGGTGCTGCCGATGGCCTGAGATTCTATCAGGAGTCGCAGGACTCGTCTGACACACCTCTGACACTGATCAATGATTTTGATTGGCTCGCAGATAGATTCAATAATCGCATTAGAGACCTGGACGACTTTGATCGAGATGATCTGCTGGACCTGCTGGGAACGGATTGAGATGTATGACATAGTTTTTATCAGCTACGAAGAATCAAATGCTGCTGCTAATTGGCAGCTGCTCAAGGACAGATTTCCTGCTGCCAAGAGGTTGCATGGCATCACAGGGCTTCATCAAGCACACATCACGGCTGCTAACATGGCCCAGACTGACATGTTTTATGTGGTAGATGGTGATGCTGTGATTGAACCCGACTTTGTTTTTGACCACGTGGTTCCGGAACATCAACTGGATCATGTGCATGTGTTCCGTGCTAGGAATCCAATCAATGACCTAGTCTACGGCTACGGTGCTGTAAAGCTACTGCCAGTGGCCGAGGTCAAGCGATTGGTGGAGAGAGACTTCAAACCGGACATGACCAGCAGCATCAATCGCAAGTACAAGATCATACATCAGCTATCAAATGTCACAGCGTTTAACACTGATCCCTACAACACTTGGCGCAGCGCTTTCAGAGAATGTGCCAAGCTGGCCAGCGGCGTCATAGATGGGCAGGTTAACATCGAGACAGAGCAGAGACTAGAGATTTGGTGCACCAAAGGCAGTGGCAGGGACTATGGCTATTGGTGTCTGCTTGGTGCGCAGGCCGGCAGGCAGTTTGGCCTGGACAGCCGAGGCACTGATCAGCTGATGAAGATCAACGATTGGACATGGCTTCGCCAGAGATACGAGGAGAGCGGACTGAAATGAGCGAGTATTGGCCCAGAGATATAGATGCTTTCTACATCAGCTATGACGAACCAAACTGCGAAGACAACTGGGCCAGGGTGCTGGACATGCTACCTCAAGCCAAGCGCACGCACGGAGTCAAGGGATTTGATGCTGCACACAAGGCCTGTGCCGAGGCCAGCCAGACAGAGAGATTCCTCACCATTGATGGTGATAACTGGCTGTTGGCTGACGGATTAGACACAAAGCTAGACGACACTGGAATGGAAGACGTGGTCTTCAGCTTCAAGAGCAGGAATGCGGTCAATGGTCTTGAATATGGTAACGGAGGTCTAAAATGCTGGCGCAGAGATGTGTTGCTGGCTAGCAACACACATGAGAGCAGCGACAACACAGACTTCTGCTGGGATCTGCGCTACTATCAAGTTGATGTGTTGAGCAGCATTGGCGTTAACAACGCCACGCCTTACCAGGCTTGGCGAGCCGGTTATCGCGAAGGCGTGAAGATGAGCTATGTGAATGGCAAACCCATGTCTGATCCAATCGCCGATCGCAAGCTGATAGCTCACAGTAACCATAGCAAGCTGCAGATATGGATGACCTTGGGCAGGGACGTGACCAACGGAGCATGGGCCATGCTGGGAGCAAGGCAAGGCTTCTGCGATCTCTATAGCGGTACCATAGGCAACACTGTGATCAATGACTATGATTGGTTCGCAGAGAAATGGAAGAAGATCCAACACCTCAACACAGATGCTGCGCTATCTCAGCATGCTCGCAGACTTCGAGACGAGTTTGATTTTTTCGTTCCGGAACTTGATCAACTGACCAGCCAGTGGTTCAAGAAAACCTATGTGCATCCGCAGCGACGAGGTCTGATGCTATGATCAAGTCTCCTCCTAGGAGATTGATACGATCGCTGCTGGGACACCTAGACCAGGAGGGTCTGTCTCTGCCTCTGTTGCGGTTCATGCTAGGCAACTTTGACAGCTATGATGATCACTTGGTCATGCTCAAGCAGGTCATGGCAGTGTCGCAGCTGGATACTGAGCTGGTTGGCAAAGATGCATGGAGCGAAGGTCAGCTGCTGAGCAAGCATTGGCTGTGCGAACAGCTATCAAACCTGGACAAGAACCTCGGAGAGATATGGATAGCCTGTGGATGGATAGGATCTCTGGCTTTGATGATCGACTGTTATAGACCACATCTGCGTTTCAAGAGCCTGCGCAGCTTTGATATTGACAGTCGCTGCGCTGATCTAGCTGACGCGCTTAACAAGCGCATGCTGCTGGATGATTGGCGTTTCAAGGCCAGCACTGCTGACGTGAACGATCTCACCTACGATGACCACCTGTGGCTCACCAGCAGGTCACAGAATAGGACTGAGCGCATGGTTGGAACCGCAGACACCGTGATCAATACCAGCTGTGAACATCTAGCTGATTTTGACTTTTGGTTTGGTCGCATACCAACCGGAAAGCTCGTGGTGCTTCAATGTAGCAATCACGACAGCTATGCCGGACATGTCAATCACATGGACAGCATGACTGAGCTGGCCATGAGAGCTCGATGCCGCCGCATCATGTACAAGGGCACGCTGGACTGCGGGCCCTACCAGCGCCACATGTTGATAGGAGTGAAATGAACATGCGATTGAACGACAAGGAACTGCTGGTCAAGATCAAGAACGATAACCGTTTGCTTGAATTTAGGCATCTACTGACAGCTGAGGACCGAGCAACATTTGCAGACGTGTACAAGTGGTCGCCTGCTCTCATCGGCATATTAGCCAGTGACCATAGCTTCTTCGCACTGCTCAACAGGTTAAATCCAAACGATCGCAAAGCGATTGGGTTAGTCTGCGTTTGGTCTCCAGAGTTGATAGGAATATTGGCCAGCGACCAGAGCGGAATCTTTGCGCTGCTGAAAAGGTTAGATCAGACCGATCGCAAAGCGGTTGGGTCAGTCTGTGCTTGGTCTCCGGAGTTGATAGGAATATTAGCCAGCGATTACAGCATCTTTGTGCTGCTTAACAAGCTAGATCAGACCGATCGCAGAGCTCTAGCGTCAGTCTGTGATTGGTCTTCCGCACTAATTGGTATCATGACCAAGAACGAACATGCACCGCTATCTTGGTTGAATAAGCTCAGCCGAAGCGAACTTGATGGTTGCCGAGATGTCTGGAACTGGCCCATTTATATTCTAGACAGGCTCTATGTTGAACCTCAGCACATCTTGCCCTTCTATTACATGTGGGACCTAGTTGCTGATCATGCCGAGTTCATCAAGAACTATTTCCAAATAAACGATAACCAACTATATGACAAAAACCACATGATAGATGCTTGGTCGCGAGGACAGGTCAACAGCAAGGCTTGGCTATGCGCCACGGCTGCTATACTTGGCATCAAACTTGGCAAAACCTGGGTACTCTGCGGATGGCTAGGAACGTTGAGCTATTTTATGTTGGTACGTAGGCAACAGCTGGGAATCACACACATACGTAGCTTTGACATAAACCCCGATTGCTGCCAACTAGCTGATATACTAAACAAGAATTTTGTCAAGGATGGGTGGAAGTTCAAAGCCACAACACTTGATGTCAACAGTCTGTCATATGACAATTTTTGTTATCAGACAGTGAAGCACGACGGTACCTTGATAAATGCTCTCGGATCAGCTGATACCATCATTAACACCAGCTGCGATCACATGGGAGAAGATAAGACCTGGTGGGATCGCATACCAAATGGTAAGTTGGTAATACTACAGAACAATGATTGGCATGAGAATGACCAACACAACAATAGCGTGAAGGATTTAAGTGAGTTCAAGAGACATTATCCAATGAGCGAATTGCTTTATGAAGGGGAACTAGACTGTATATTGTATACGAGATTCATGCTCATAGGACGCAAATGATCACAGACCTAACTCTGCTATCAACAAGACAGCTGCAGACCGAAGCAGCTCGTGCCCTGTCAGCTGGTGATGGTTTTGGGAATCATGACTTGGTGAGATTCAACAAGGCAGCACATCATGACAGCCATGCTTGGTATCGCGCGGTGATAGAATGGTACGTGAGCGTTCACGGTGATCTGCCCAGCAGGGTTGGTCCAGGCATGACAGTGAAGCTGCTGGTGGAGGATGAACATGATCTATGATTACTCTGAGATTACTAGCGTGCACCTCGAACTTACCAGCAAGTGCAATGCCAGCTGTCCCATGTGCGCACGCAACAAGTTTGGCGGGCCAGAGAATGAGTTCCTGCCTCAAGCAGAACTGAGCCTGACTGATATACAGCGCATCATGCCCGAGGCATTCGTGAGGCAGCTGAGCAGGCTCTACATGTGCGGCAACTATGGAGATCCCATCGTGGCCAATGACATGCTGGAAGTCTATCAGTGGCTGCGCAAGGTCAATCCCAGCATCAAGCTGGGACTGCACACCAATGGTGGTGCCAGGACTCCCACATGGTGGAGCAATCTGGGCATTGTGCTCAGTGCCAAGGGCGATTACGTGAAGTTTGGCATAGATGGCTTGGAGGATACCAACCACATCTATAGGCGCGGTACCAACTGGTCCAAGATCATGGACAATGCCAAGGCCTTCATAGCTGCAGGCGGTATTGCCCAGTGGGAATACATCGTGTTCAAGCACAACGAACATCAGGTGGATGAAGCCCGTGCGCTGAGCGAGCAGCTGGGCTTCGCACAGTTCCGCACCAAGAAGACAGGTCGCTTCTTCAGCAACACTAGGTTACAAGGCAAGGACAGCCAAGAGGTATGGAACCGCAATGGCATGGTGGAGTATCTCTTGGAGAAACCAACCAACGAGCTCTATCACAATGACAGCTTGATCAAGGAACAGAGCCTGGTGGACCGCTTTGGCAGCATGCAGGCCTACGTGGATCAAACCTGCGTGAAGTGCAAGGTTGGCGAGGAAAAGAGCCTGTACATCTCAGCAGAAGGTCTGGCATTTCCTTGCTGTTGGACGGCTAACCAGCTGTATGTTTGGTATTGGCCCCACAAGCAGAGCGAGATGTGGACGCTGCTGGATCATGACACTCACAACGTGAACGCCCTGGAAAACACACTAGAATCTATAATAAATGGTCCATATTTCAATAAGATAGCTGATAGCTGGTCAAAACCCAGCATCAGTGATGGCAAGCTGAGAGTATGTGCCAAAACCTGCGGAACTGGGTTCGATCAGTTCGCTAGCCAATTCACGGAAGCTGTAAATAGATCATGACCAACCAATTACCAAGTGACACTTTCTGCGCTCTACCCTGGGTGCATCTCAGCAGCCGACCAGATGGAACCATGCGCGTCTGCTGCACAGCCAACGCCAGCAGCGTGCAGGATCCAGACAGCACCAAGAAGCTGAGCGGTGGACAGATAGGCGTGCTGCGCACTGCTGATGGCACTCCTGCTAACCTCAACAACACCACGCTGATGGACGCATGGAACAATGATTACATGCGCAACGTGCGCAAGATGATGCTCAGGGGCGAACAGCCTCCCAGCTGTGTGAAATGCTACAAGGAAGAATCTTCTGGTGTGCAGAGCAAGCGCAACTGGGAGACTCGCTACTGGGTTGAGCAGCTGGGATTGGATGACATCATAGGTGATACCACCGAGGATGGCGAAGTCAGCCCGAGAATACGCTATCTTGATCTGCGCCTGGGCAGCAAGTGCCAGCTGGCCTGCGTGATGTGTAGCCCGCATGACAGCAGCGGTTGGATCAAGGAATGGACAGAAATCTATCCACAGATAACCAATGACCGACTCAAGCAGAGCTGGGGCTGGGCTGACAAAGGCAAGCAGCACGGCGCTAGCTACAACTGGCATCTCAACAATCCTGTTTTCTGGGATCAGCTCTACGATCAGATACCTCACATGAAGCAGCTGTATTTCGCAGGCGGTGAGAGCACCATCATCGAAGAACACTACACGCTGCTGGAGGAGGTCATACGCCGCGGCTATGCCCCGCAGATAGAGCTTAGGTACAACAGCAATGCAGTTGAGCTGCCACAGCGTCTGTTCGACTGCTGGAGCCAGTTCCGAGAAGTCAAGTTCCACTTCAGCGTGGACTGCATAGGTGCCAAGAATGAATATATTCGCTATCCCAGCAACTGGGATAACATGGTCACTCACATGCATCTGTTGGATCAGACTCCCAACATCATAGTGACCACTGCTGTCACGGTAATGGCACTCAACATCTATTACCTGCCAGACGTGATCAAGTGGAAGCTCACGCAAGGGTTCGTGAAGTTCAACGAATGGCCCAGCGGCGGTGGCATGATCAACTGGCATCTAGCCTATTGGCCTCCTCAGCTCAACGTCAAGGTGCTGCCCAAGTGGGCCAAACAGATGGTGCGAGCCAAGTTTGAAGAGCTGTTCGTTTGGTTGGAAGATAATTGGCAGCTGTGCACCGGACTGCCAGAAGGCATGGACAAACACACCGTGCTGAACACTGGATACGGTATAAAGAGATTACGCAGCCTATTGGATTTCATGGACAAGGAAGATTGGAGCGAGCGCATGCCTGAGCTCAGGGAATGGATACGAGTCCTTGACAAGACACGCGGATTGGATTTCAAAGCCACTTTCCCTGAGATGAGTGGGCTCTTAGATTGAGGTAAACGATCATGCAATTTGGACTGCCTGGAACCATAAATAGTAGCGTAAGTTCACATGGGATCACTGTAATGGCAAGTTCCCCCAAGAAGCCAGTTGATAAAGCCGCTGATGCGGTCTGGGAAGACATATTCAACAATCTTACCATTGAGAACGAACCTCCCACTAGATACATCAAGAGCGTGATCATACAGACCAAAGACGGGTCAGTGCTCAAGGTAAGTGGTCGAAGCTTTGCTGAGATCATAGAGCAAGAACGCCATCTCTCTCCTGGACAGAGCGAGATATACAGCTGCAGGATGACCATCAATTTTCCCAAGCTGCGTGCGGATGTGGAAACATGGTGCGGTGATCTGTTTACCGAGTTAAACACATCTGACAGCTACAAGGTGACGGTTAAATCCAAGCGCAAAGCTGCCAAGAAGACAAAGCATGATTGACTAGTTTCTACGGATTAGTCATACTATATCATGACAGTCAAGCTCATAGCCATATCACAACCGACCATTGACGAATGCACCACAGCTGAAGAGCTGGTGGCATACTGTGCCAGGGTCTCAAACCCAGCCAACCAAGACAACCATGGTACCAGCGCCAAGCTGATACGATACCTCATAAAAAACGCACATTGGTCTCCCTTGGAGATGGTACACATGACCATGGAGATCAACACCACACGTGACATAGCAAGGCAGATACTGCGACATCGCAGCTTCAGCTTCCAGGAGTTCAGCCAGCGCTATGCCGACCCTACCAAGAGCCTGGGTTTCGTAACCAGAGAAGCACGCCTGCAGGATGCCAAGAACCGGCAAAACAGCATCGAAGTTGACGATGCTGAACTGGCTGATCTGTGGACTGGCATGCAGGAGTTAGCCATAGAAAATGCGCAGAGGCAGTATACCAAAGCAATCAACATGGGTATTGCCAAGGAACAGGCCCGTGCGCTGCTGCCAGAAGGTCTAACAGAGAGCCGTATCTATATGGCAGGCAGCCTCCGCAGCTGGGTACACTACTGTGATCTGCGCCGTGCTAACGGTACCCAGAAAGAACATCGCGAGATAGCAGAAGCCTGCTGGAGCATCGTGGTTGATCAATTCCCCATGCTAGGACAAGGAGATTGACATGAAGATATTGATAATGGGTTTGCCTGGTAGCGGTAAGACAACCTTGGCCAGGGCTCTGGCACCGAGGCTAAAGGCCGTGCATTGGAACGCAGATGCCGTGCGAGGCAACCTCAATGCTCATCTGGGTTTCAGTGAGGATGATCGCATCGAACAAGCACGCAGGATGGGATGGTTATGCGATCAGGTAACCGCAGCTGGACAGGTAGCTGTGGCAGACTTCGTGTGTCCTACACCAGCTACTCGAGCAGCTTTTGGCAGAGCCGACTGCACCATCTGGCTTGACACCATCAAAGAAGGCCGCTTTGCTGACACAAACAAGTTATTCGTAGCACCCGAGGTGACCGGGGGCGACTATCGCGTGGACACTCAGGACTGCGAGTTCTGGAGCAAGATGATATTTGAAGATCTGGATTATCGACTGCGCCCAAGCTGGGGCAAGGCTTTCATGCTGGGACTGAGAAACACGCTATGAAGATTGGACTTAGCTTCAGCCGTTGCCTGCGAGATATAGTGGATGGTAAGGTCAACATGGATGATGTGCTGGTAATAATCGCGCGCACAGATTTTGATCCAACCAACGACGAAGAGTGGAACAACATCTGGAACGGATACTATCATGGAACCGGACTGTCACATCCAGAATGGCAGGATTATCCGCATGATGCTGAGGCACTGTTTAGGAACGTAGCCACGCAGCTTTGGCAGGATGGCAAGCTGCACCAACCTCGACGGTTCGGAGCTCGAGTGCTGCGCAGACCTGAGATATGGCTTGAAACTGTGCTGCTGGATGATGATCTGGATAACAAGCCCTTGGCCAAAGAGGCCTGGGAGGGATTCAAGATGGCAGCAGCTCTCACAGGCTGCAAAATTGACAGGGAATATCACTGATGACCAAGAAATGGGAAAACAACAAGCCAACTGTGCAGATGTTGGGCCGCTGGCAGCCATGGCACGATGGACACTTCGCTCTGTTCGAACGAGCAGTGGCCAAGACCGGACAGGTTGCTATCATGGTCAGAGACACAGGTGGTACAGACGAGAAGAATCCATTCTACTACGATGTTGTGCGCGATCGCATCATATCTGAGCTGGGCAAGAAGGGCTACATGCATGGCAGTGACTATGTTGTCATGCTGATGCCAAACATCGTAAATATCACATACGGGCGCGATGTGGGTTACAAGATTGAGCAGGAAGTGTTTGACGAAGAAATACATGCCATATCTGCCACAAAGATTCGTGAAGAGATGAAACTCAAAGGAACAGACAATGAATAAGATTGGAACCATAGCAGCACTGCTGGCAGTGATGTTTGTAGGCTCAGCTCATGCTGAGGAAGTGACTACATTGAAGAACAGTGCTGCGGATTTGAATCCCTACGTGGCACAGCGAGACGGCATCTTTCTTGGACTGCTGTTTGAAGCTGTGATGGGTGGTCCTCAGACCAAGCTCAAGACCAGCACAGAATCCTGGATGGATTCCAGCAACAACACCATAGTGCTCAGCAAAGTACCCTATGTCAGCGGCACGGTATATGCCAAGGACATTGATGCTGCTGGCAGCGTGTTCTCAGTCACCAAAGATGCGCACTATCGCTATTTCAAAGGCAACGGTCTCCCCAGCACTCCCATGGGCAAGTTCCCAGTTGAACAGGGCACAGCTGCCTATAGCTATTATTCTGCTGCACCCGCTGGACACGATCCTAGGACTGGCATACCAGGATCGGATTACAGCAGCGCTGCTGCTATCGGTGTGAGCCCATACAATCTTGACGTGATGGTACCACTGCATCCGCGATACAGCAAGATTCCAAATCCCATTGATTCACTGGTTACCGGAGTGGCGCTAACTGGCACTGTATGGCATGTTGAGGTAGCCAATGCCAGCAGCACAGATTGGTACAACCCACTGTCAATCCTGCCATTGGATGACTGCTTTGGACATCCCTACAGCCAGCAGTATCATCTGCACAGCTATTCATGGAAGTGTTTCCCTAATCAGGGTACCACAGGCCCCAGCCCGCTGGTTGGTTACGCTCTGGATGGATTTGGCATCTATGGCCCACGCGGCGAAGATGGCAAGATGATAACCAATGCACAGCTTGATGAATGCCATGGCATGATCAGCAAGGTAATGTGGGAAGGCAAGCTTACCAAGATCTATCATTACGTGCTGAACAACGAATATCCCTACAGCATTGGCTGCTTCAGGGGCGTGGTCAATACCAGCTTGGCTCTGCTGAAGACTACCAAGCATTCGCATGGTATGTTAAAGAGCATGCACTGACGGTTACGAGAATACCGATAATGAAAAAGGACGGATTGCTCCGTCCTTTTTTTGTATCTAATTATCAGTTTAATTCACTTCTTGGCAGCAGTCTTCTTGGCTGCTGGTTTCTTGGCAGCGGCCTTGGGTGCTGCTATCTTGGCAGTCGGAGCTGCTGCTTCTTCCAACCACGAACCACCATTGGCCTTGGCTTTGTGGCCAGGGTTTAGCGTGGGATCGATAGCATAGGCCTGTGCGCGGCGTGCTGTAGCATCAGCTTCAAGCATCTCTGCCATGCGGATCAAGTCTCGTGCTTCCTGTGCTCGGCCATCAGCAGTGGTGCCTTCCAAGTTGCTCTGATGCACGTTGAATTTGCCCATCTCTGCTAGCACTGCTGCGCGAGTGGCTGGATCCAGATCATTGAGGTCTGGCGGAGTAGCGTCGTCAACAGTTTTCATGGCAGCCAGGATCTGGCGCAGAGGAAACTTCATGCCGCGAGCCGGTGTCATGTGTACGAGATCAACAGGAACCTTGTCCAAGCGCTGGGCAGCATGCAGCTTCTGGAGCATGGTAGCGCCAGTGCCATCCGGAGCAGGGCGGCGGCCCAGTAGTTCGCCTAGGTCCTTGCTCTGTTGACCTTCCACGCTTTCTACTATCTTGCGGAGTGCTTCGTTGTACTGATCAGGCAGCGCATCTGTGTCTATGACCAGTGCATGTTCATCATCGCCTGGCAGGCTCATGAATACCACTACTACCTGCTTGCCAGTGTTCTCCAACTGGCCTATGTGCTTCATCATATCAGCCATTGGCATTACCTGCTGGTTGATCGCCGCTGGTCTGTTGTGCTGCGGCTGCGTCTACGAATTTCTTGAACTTGTTGTATAGCTGGCCAACTGGCTCAAGCTCTGCACCACGGAACGCACCGCGGCTGCTAGCGAGATCCAGCACAGTCAGGATGTTCTGTAGATCTGCAAGATTGATTGTACTATCTTGCTGTGGTTGTGTAACTTGATCGTTCACGGTTTTGCCTCCTCATGGACATGGTAACATATATTAACCATGGCGACTGGGAGATCAAATATCTTTTTGCTAGGTTATGGCATTCCAGATGCGCAGCACGGTGATGCTCATGGTACCAAAGCTGGTTATGAAGGCTCCCGTGCTGAACGCAAGATCGTTGTGCAGAGTCTCGCATGACAGTCCTACCAACCCTGCTGCTACGAAAGCGGCAAACAGCAATACTGCGATGCAGATAGTCTTGATCATGCTGCTACGACTCCGGTTAGATACCAGAACTATTTATAGTAGCATGCCTGATCAGCGTTTCTGCAGGGCCTTGATAGCATCTAGAACCACCATGCGATCCTTGGCCTGCATATCAAAGAAGGTCTTGGGCATCTTGGGTGTACCAAGCTGTGTAAGCATCTGCCCTATGCGAGCCCATTCGCAGCACTGTTTGTCATCCTTGAGATCGCCGCTGCGTGACATCATCTCACGTCCAAGTTCCATGGCATCCATCTGTGTGTCCTATTGTTCGTGTCTCAGGTGAAAGTCTATAGCATCTTCTCTGTTGTTGAATTTTATCTCTACCATGTTAGTGCGGTATTCATCCAACAGTATCTTGCGATCTATCTTGGCAGTGGGCCAATCTATCATCAGCTGCTGTTCCAGCAAGCTGACGTTGAAGTCAAAGCTGGCAGGATTCAGTTCAGCTACTATGAGATTTCCCAACAGCTGAGTGCGACGTATCAGTCTTTGCCTATGAACTTCTTGGCCCATGTGTCAGCCCATTCCTCCAAGTGCTCTTCTAGATAGGCCACACCCTGCGCACTGTGCAGGCTAGCTGTCTTTTCTATGCTGTTGGTCACCACCACAGGCAGCTTGTCTTCGATCATGTCGATGATCTTCTGTCGCTCCTGCGGGGGCATGTCCCTGGTCCACATAGCCAATCGTTCGGCTACCATGGCACACAGCTGGGCACTAAGCTGAGCCAGCTGTGGTCGAAATTCTCCTGGTGTACCTTCCATTACTCGCTTGCCTTCTTGTGCTGATTATCTGCACTAAGTTTAGCGATCTCATCCTTGAGAGCCAACTTCTTCTTTTTGAGTTGGTGTATAGCATCGTCGTCGTATCGACCTGTGCGTTCCCTGCGATCAATCTCATGGTCCAAGGCTTGATGTTCTGTTACCAAACGATTGATGTGATTCTCTAGGCTCATGCTGTGCTCCTGTTGGTGACAGGCTGCTCAAGCAGCCTGTCCGATCTCTTCCACACCCGTGTCGTGATCATAGTAGGCATACTGACCAAACGGTGGCTTCACGCGAGTCTTGTGACCCTCTGTGATGATCCACAGCGTGTCGCAGTAGCTCTCTGGGCCCCAAGTACCAAACGGATAACCGTCTGTGAACACCACTGCTTTCTTGGGCTCGATCTGCTCACTCATCCAATAGTTCCAGAACGCCATGAAATCTGTACCGCCGCCACCCTTGCATTCATAGTTCAGCAGGTCGTCTGCGCTGTCCTTGGTGAACTTCTGGAAGTTATAGACCTGTGTGTCAAAGCAAAGGATGCTGATGGTGAAGTCATTGTACATGCTCATGATGCCATAGACTTCACTGAGAAAGTCCTTGGCCATGCTGTCGCTGATGGAACCACTCATGTCGATAGCAATGGCAATGTCAATGGTATCGTCCTTGTCCAGTGTTGGCAGGAAGATGCCACCATACATGTGCTTGCGATTGGGGCGCATCCAGGTAAAGTCATCAGTGATGCAGCTCTGGATGTTCTGCTGCAGGAGATCGCGCCAGTTGATCTTTGGCTCTACCAGATCATCAATGATGCGCTGTAGGCTAGCTGGCATCTTGCCAGCACTAGCCTGCGCTGCCTGCAGCACCTTGTTCTTCATCTCTTCGCGGATCTTCTTGAGATCTTCTTCGCTGACCTTGATTGGATTGCCATCCTTGTCCACGGCCTGTCGACCCTTGCCATCCTTGCCGTTGCTGTCACCGCCAAGCTCCAGATGCACGTCCATGGTCAGCTGCTTCTTGACCTTGCGCTTTTCGAGATCATCATAGACTGCCTCAGAAGTCCAACCCAGATACTTCTCATCATACAAGCCCACACGCTGGTTGGTCTCGCCCTTGTCGTCAACCTCGGTGACCTTCTTGGTAGGCATCTTGCCGATCTTATCTGAGGTAAGCATGCCGTTGATCACATAGTCGTTGGCCATGTTCCACCAGCTGGGGTCGCGGTGCGTGCGGCGACCAAAATGGTCCAGAGCCACGTGCAGCACCTCGTGGCACAGCACGAACTTGATCTCGTCGATGTCAAGGTCCTTGAAGAAGTCTCGATTGTAATAGATGTTGCGGCCGTCCACGGCTGCAGTGCTGCACCAACCTGCGTCAGTGGCATCTACCAAAGGCAGCTGCATGGTCAGCGTGCCAAAGAACGGCGTCTTGAACAGCAGTTCCAGTCGCGCTTGGCTGATCTTCTTGGTGATTGGATCTCGTTGAATTGACATTGTGTACCTCCAATGAACCATGATAGCACATATTACCAGGGCGTCAACCACTAAGCTGACGCCCTGTGAGTTATTTAGATGCTAGGGATGAGATCGCTGTAACGCTTGCAGAACTCTACCCAGTTCTTCAGCTTTGGCGCCTGCAGAGGCAGCTTGTAGGTACCCATGATGGTCTTGGCACCCATCACAGCCAGCTCGTCTTCAAAGTTGTCCATGATGAAGCGGAAGAACGTGTCTACCTTGGCTTGGAAGGCGTCATTCTTCTTGTTGTCTTCCTTGACACCTTTGCTGGCATCAGTGAGCTCGTAGCACAGCGCAGTGGTCAACGCATACATCACGTCGATCTGCTTGGTGTTGAGCTTGGTGACCTTGCCTTCCAAGATGTCCTTGGCATTGGGCAAGTTAGCAGCCTGCTTGCGATAGGTCATGAACTTGATTCCGGGACCTTCGCCCACTGTGCCCTTGATGAGATCACCCAGAGACTCGTCTGTCAAGCGCACGTCTACCATGTCGCCGTCCTTGTTAGGCTCCTGCAGCAGCTCGCTAGCAAAGAACCATGAACGAGGCGTGGCGAACGCATAGCTGTCCGCGCTGGGTTGGAAGTTCATCAAGTCGTTGGGCTGGAAGCTGAGATAACCAACCACGTCCTTGTGCACGCGGTTCAGCAGAGCCCATTCTTTCCAGTCGTCAATGCTGACATCCAAAGTTACGTGCGTGAAGCGGTTAGCCAGAGGCATGGGCATGTTGTAGGCCACGCCCTTGTCCTTGACACGGTTGCCTGCGGCAACGATCACCACATCCTTGGGCAGCTCGTAGGTACCAATCTTGCGATTGAGGATCACCTGATAGGTAGCTGCCTGCACGCTGGGAGGCGCTGCGCTCATCTCGTCAAAGAACACCAATGCGCGGCTGTTGGGGTCTGTGGGCAAATCGCTGGGATTGCTCCACTTAAAGACCTTCTCTGTCAGCGGCACGTTGGCTTCGTCGCGCACCAAGTTTCCTTGTGCGTCGTATACCTTGACCTCAGCGAGATAAGGGATACCGCGCACGTCTGTGGGCTCCATCAGAGGCAGTCGGATGTCGATAAGTGGGCGATTCTGTTCGCGTGCTACCTCAGCAACGATATCAGATTTGCCAATGCCCGGTGGACCCCAAACGAAGATAGGACGCTTGCGGTTGATGCTGTGGGTCAGCGCAGTCTTGAGGCGTGATGGGGAAATGCCAGTGTTTTCCAGCATGCGAGTCTTGGTAGCAGAAGCGTTAGCCATTGTATGTGGTCTCCGTTGTTGTGATCTTACACTAGCATGTTTTGTATACCTGTCAACCAGAAAAATCAAGAGCTCCAGTAGCTCTCGCTTCTGGGACTGGCATGATAGGGAGTGTCGTAACGTTCGTGGAATTCCCTGCCAGTGATGATGTTCTTGCGCATCACCATGGTCTCATGTATCTCAAAGCTGAAGCCCTGGGCCGAGGGATAGAGATGCAGCAGCTCGCGCACTTCGCGCGTCATTGCCGCGAGATCGGGCCTATCGTAGTCATACTTGCCGCAGAGCCGCTTTCCGCTCTTTTGGCGCTTGTCGACCTTCCAGATTTCCATGGTGTAAAGCATATGCCTGCTCCCTGTTATCTATGCTACATTAGCATGTATCTAGGGACTGTCAACCGGTATTTTTGCCTTTGATTTCAAGTAGCTAAGCGTCATGCTGACAGCAAAAATAGCTTGAAAATAACGTTTTCCTGTGGCCATTGCCCAGCATTCTCTGGTGTATCTGTCCGCAGTTTCTGCTAGTATCTCGTCCAATTTAGCAGCCCAATATTCGCGGACTGCACAGCCTGTGGCAATGTCATCTGCTGTGATCTTGCTGAGATCGCGCTGTTCTATCACGCGCCCAAGCACGTCGCCGTAGAGCTCATCAGAGTGAGGAACATCTATGGTAGTCCTATACAGATGAGCTGCCCAACCCCAGTCACGATCACTGCTCAACTGGAACCTCGTGATCCATCCACTGTGCGCAGAAGGCTTCGGTATAGATTGGCTTCTCAGCTGGGCCAAATCCAAACCTTGACCTAAAGCTGTCTCGGAATGCTGACCAGAGATCTGGATTGACCACGTAGCAGGGATTGTCGCTTGGTAACGCAGGGCTCTGTGTGTGTTTCCATTTCATAGTCACACAATAACAGATTATCTGAGACTGTCAAGCGTGTTTTTTGAAGTTCACGAACTGTTGTGCGCTGCCATCCACCATCTGTAGCTCAAAGTGTAACATTGGCTCAAACACTATCAGGCTCTTGCCTCGCACCGCCCATGGTCCTCGCAGAGCATCTTCTAAGCCCAGCAGCACTCGTCCTGTCATGATGTTGTTGTCGTCGCTGTTGGCCACGTAGCTGTTGTATCTCTCTCCAAGCAGCTTGAGACCAGCTGACGTGAGCCGCCATCCTTGATTAACAAACAGTGCTTTTCGCAGCCTGGCTATAGCATGGTCAGTCAAGGGATCTTCCGGATCGATGAGCCTGGCTTGATAGCAGATATCGATGCCGTGTTTGGTCAACCAAACATAGGGACCCTGAGGTCCGAGATCGCGGAGATCACCATGGGGCCAATCTGTCTTTTCCACCCATTATTTAATGGGATTAGAACCTGCCGCCGTCCTGTTTTACCTCAGCAGTGAGGATCTGCTGCTGTAGATCGATGATCTTTTGGTTCATCTCGTTCTCACGCGACAGCATCACAGCAATGCTTGCGCTGAGGAGATCAGCTTCGTGCATGGTCAACCGGATCTCTCTGCTGTTGCTGATCTTGGCTACTCTGTGCTTTTCAAGGAAAGATCTAACTTGGTTCTTTTCGTCCGTCATGCTTTGCTGATCCTTTTCTTTTGGCTCATGGCATTCTGCATCTCCAGCTTGGTGCGGAACGGGCCTATGAACTCATTCTCTTCCAAGGTCTGTGTGCGCGGGCAGTAGCTGCCAGTCCAGCCATGTTCAAAATCCAACGCATAGTATCCCGCAGCGAATCTGGCCTTGCCCTTGGCGGTCTTAGCATAGGTAACTATAGCACCTTCTTCCACATCAAACACTGCCTTGTGCTTGATTGGATAGCCGTTGATCTGGCCAATCTCATCGTCCTTGTCGTCATCAGTTTCACGTGCTTCTATCTGCAGGTTACCACCTAGAAAAGCAGTTAGCTCGTCGGCGTCTGCGAACAGCTTGCGATCAAACGGACCAATGACCTTGAAGCCTTCCACAGTTACAGTGACCAACCCAGCATTGCTGCCATCCTTTTCAAGGATGTAGCTGGCTTCCGTGATTTCCTTTAGCTTGTAGCTGCTCATGCTGTTTCCATCCTCAGTTGCCCATCGTATTGTGCACTGAAACAGGGTGCGAAGTCATTCACGTTCTTTTCGATCCTGACCAAGCCGTTGATGTTGCAGTAGCGCATGAGGGCCAGTCCGATCTGCTTCTTGACTGATTGGTTGACTTCGTCGATGATCAGCCTGTCAAACTTGTCTATGAGATCCAACGGCTGTTGAGTTAGGTCGATCAACATGCGATTTCTCTCGTAGTCGTCCCGCACTCTGTGTTCTACATTCTCGTGATCTAACCACTTGCTAAGCATGAGGTTATTCCACGCATATCCGCGATTATGTCGGTCTTCGTAGGCAGCTTCTAGCTTGGTCTTGCGCACACCTGGGAACGCACTCATCACGTTGTCGCTGTCATCCCCGCGCATGCACTTTTCAAACAGTATCCATTCTGGATTTGGCACAGGCATTGGCTTGCCTTGCTTGTTGATTGCCAGCTTGCCATCTTGATCATAGATGCCTGTGTGAGTGTATAGCAGGCTAGCTATGCCATTGTATAGTATGACATTTTCTGCGATCAGCTGCTGGAAATCACTGTCGCTGCTGATGATCACGTGCTTGTCATCTGGATGCAGCTGTATCCAGCGTGCGATCATGTCGTCTGCTTCAGCGTTTGGATGGCGCAGCACCGTGCAGTTGGTCTTGTTCTTGATGAATTCCACGAATCCATCCATGCTTTCGAAAAACAGCTGGTCTTCTTCGATTTCTCGTTCTGTGCGTTTGGCAGCTGCTACCTTGCGGTTTGCCTTGTATGGCGTATACACATCCTTGCGCCAGCTTCGTCCTTCCAAGCAGAAAACGGTATGGCTGCCACTGAATTCTGTCCATACCTTCTTGATGCTGTTGAATATTATGTGCTGCGCCATGCCCAACTGAAGTTCAGTGCTAGGAGCTCTCACACCATGGCGCACTCTCATGAATAGGTTCTGAGTATCAATTATTAGATAAGTTGCCATGCTCGCCTCCATCCTGAGTATAGCACAGCTGCGATCTATGTCAACTGTTAGTTCTTGCGCCAGTACCAACCATCGTTGGCAACCATGCGCACCTGCTTGCTGGGTATACCCTGGGCTTTGGCCCAGCTGGTAACTGCGAAATTAACTGAAAACAGGTTAGCATCATGTCCAGCGACCAATCCGCCTGGGCGCACTTTTGGTACCCAGCTGTCCAAATCGGTTAGAACCTGCTTCATGCTGTGACCACCATCTATGAACACGAAATCATATGCTTGGTCTTCCAGCAGTGCTGCGGCTTTTTGGCTGTCTTCGCGTATGAAGTTGAACCTGTCGCCCATCAGAGGTAGGTTGGCCTGCAGTATGGCATAGTTGGCTTCTGCTTCCATCCTGCTCACTGGTTTGTCCCAGTCGTGATAGGGTGCGTAATGATCAATGCCTGTCAGCATGGCTATGTTTGGACATTCGTTGAGCATGAACCAGCTGTTGATACCAAGACCCACACCTATCTCGATGCCTATAGCAGGATAGGGCATGCTCTTTAGCTCGTCCAGGATGCCTCTGCTGGCCTGCTGCCTATAGATGCGAGGCCAATCCGGGCTGTCAAACAGTGTTGTAAGTGTCTGGTTCACCCTGTATTTATGGTATTAGCTATGCTCGGTCTTACCATCCTCTCGCCGAATGCGACGAACATTGCTGACAAACTCTGGATCAGTGGGGGCCATCTCTGCTAGTATGCTGTTACAGACATCGTTTAGCCAGCGGTTGATCACGTCCTCGTCGCTGCCCTGATAGTTATTAGCTCGCAGAGACTGCACGAATGCATCGTTGTAATCTAGCTCAAAGAAGGTCTTGCTGGGATCAACCGGGTCCCAGCTGATCTTGGGCATGGCCATGTAGGGTTCGTTCTTGATGTCTGCGGCCTTGCGTTCGTGTTCTGGTGCGCTTATGCGATTGTGCTTGAGTTCCACATCCAGCTTGGCCAGTGCCAACGCAGTCTCGTCAGAGTTGTCTAGTTCTGCCAATCTGCTATCGCGATCATAGGCGCTGATCTTGCCGTAAGCCAGATCGATGTCCAACACGCTCTTGGTAAAGGCCGGGCTATCTAGCCCGTGGCCGATCCGGGCCTTGGCAATGTCTAGATCATAGCCTGTGAGATAGTATTCAGCTTCTGCCAGTTCTCGGCTCTTGCCTTTTAGTCCCCAGGCAGCTGGTAACCAACCAAACGGTATCTTGCTCATGCTTATCTTCCTATCACGTTGCTGAAGATCCAGCAGTGTATGCGAGCTGCTACGTTGTAGCCGCGCTTGAGCGCTTCTTCCGTGACCCACATCTGCACGTCTTCCTGTTCTTCTCGAGTAGCCCCCACAGGCATGACCCACACTGGCCAGTTCACGTCTGCTGCGCGGAAAGCATCAACTGCTCGCTCTAGTTCATCCCAGGTCAGTGGATTCTTGTCAAGCACGAACTTCAGCTGTCCGTGATTGCTGATCAGCCTGTATTCGCGCACGATCTCTGGCTTGATAGCATCTGTCCAGCTCTCGCCTGAAGTGCCCAGCTTGGGGCTCACGCTCCAGAACAGCTCGCCATTGTACATGCCGCGATTGTTAAAGAACTCATCAAAGTTCTTGCGCACAGCCTGCGTGCCGTTGGTCTCTATGGTGATGTGGCGAGGCATGTCCATCTGCATGCGAAGCGTCTGCATGATGTCCACGATGCCTGTCTGGCTCATCATGGGTTCGCCGCCGGTGAATGCTAGATGCACGTCCTGTCCGCTGCGAGGATGCACAAATGATCCTCCCTGCAGCCTGCTGCGAAAATCTGCGCAGATCTCTTCTGCTGTGCTCTGATGTGCCAGATGGCCATACTTGGTGCTCCAGCTGTAGCTGCTATCGCAGCCAGTTGTCCACACCGGCAGATCATCCATCTTGGTGATGCCGTTGGCCTGAGGGTCGTATTCCTGATAATCTAGCTTGTAGGTGCTGCGATCTCTGGGATTAGCCTGTCCAAATCCGTCACAGTTGAAGTTGCAGCCCCAGAAGCGTATCCAAACTGTGGGATGACCAGCATACCTGCCTTCGCCCTGTATGGTAGGAGTAGGACCAGCGTTGCCTCCAAAGGTCTCGCTGTAACGGTACTTCTTGGCAGTGCTCATGGTTGCTCCTTGCTCAGCTTATAGATCATTATAGCTTGATCCAGCACTTCGCGCAAGGCTGGATTATCTTTGGCTGCGTGCTTCATGTCATGCCATAGATATAGGTTTTGATAGTAGGGATCTGAAGGATCGCGCTTGACTAGCCAGCGATCCATGTGTCCAAGCTCCCTGGCATACACAGTCTTACCATCATCTGGGCTTTCAAAGATCAGCGGCATCAGGGGCCCGCGGGAGCTTCTGGTTCAACTTTGCGCACTATCACATGGCCAGTGGTCTCGTCTGTTTCCCAGTTGATGGTATCGCCTTCCTTCCAACCAAGCTCTGCCATGAGGTCTTCTGGAAACTGCAGGAACAGCTCACCGTTTTCGTCCTGCTGCACGTCAACGACC